GATTGCACCCTCTGCCACAGCTCGAGCGGGATGATCCCTTTGTGCTCTCCTGGATACCACTTTTCACGGTGTCGGATCTCACCGATATACAGTCGGTTCCGAAGCAGGGTGTAGAGGGCGCCGCGTACGAAGACCACTCCTCCCAGTCGAGCACCGGTCCTTGTCGTCCAAACCTTGCTTCGGATTTTCTCGCAATCCAGTTCCTTCGCCAGCTTGCGGACGCAGCCGAGCTGCAGGTAAAGGGAGAAGATCTTCGAGACCAGTTGGGCTTCTTTTGCATTCGGAACCAGCTTGCGGCCCTCAAGGTTGTAACCCAGGGGCACCATGCCACCCATCCACATTCCCTTCTTCTTCGAGGCCGCGATCTTGTCCCGAATCCTCTCGCCAGTGACTTCCCGTTCAAACTGTGCAAACGAAAGCAGGATGTTTAGGGTGAGCCGTCCCATCGACGTCGTGGTGTTGAACTGCTGCGTCACGGAGACAAAAGACACTCCCTTGGCATCGAGCGTCTCGACGATCTTGGCGAAGTCGGCCAAGCTGCGGGTGAGGCGATCGACTTTGTACACCACGATGACGTTGATCTTGCCGGCCTCTACATCCTGTAGAAGCCGTTTCAACCCGGGACGCTCCATCGTTCCGCCCGAATAGCCGCCGTCGTCATAACGAGTCGGCAGCGGCTTCCAGCCCTCGTGGCGCTGGCTGCTGACGAACGCCTCGCAGGCCTCTCTCTGTGCATCAAGCGAGTTGAACGACTGTTCGAGACCTTCCTCTGAAGACTTCCTGGTGTAGATGGCACAGCGCAGGGCAGGCTTTGGTTCCGGACTCATCGGGCCTCCTGATCCGTGTTGCTGGGTCGGTCGCCGTTTATGCCAAAGAACAGAGGCCCGGACCAACGAGTGCCGGTGATCAGTCGAGCGATTCGAGAGAGGCTGTCATAACGGCCACCTTTGTATTCGTAGCCGCCGGCTTCCACATTGACGAGGTGCACCTCCCCGCGCCACTCGCGCACGAGGCGCGTGCCCGGTTTCAGGGTTGACTTGGGCGGTGCTACGTCTTGTGAATTGTTCGCGAAGCCTTCGGCCAACTGACGAAGGCGGTTGCGCGCTCCGGCACTCAGCGACCCGAAGGCTTTTTCCTGAATTCGATACGCGAGGATTGGGATCATCAGGTGCCGGCGCAGCTGAGTCGGCGGGGACGTACCAAAGTGTTCTTTCCATAGATCGCAGAGTGCCGTTCTACTGAGTTCCGGCAACTCGGCAAGGCGGCTTTCAATGGGGTGCGTCATAGTGCCCCCGAAATTCTCCATCACAACATTGCCGCTTCCTTCACGGAAACAATCAAGTCAATTCGGAACCAACGGCGGGAGGGGCCAGCGACGAAGCTGCAAACATCGACGACGAAGAGGGGCTGTAAGTCTTTGATTCTACGGGCTTGGAAAAAAAGTGGCGTTCATTCCTTTATTTAAAGGGCAAAAAAGCGCTTCGGCGCTTGGAAGCTCTGAACGTTGGAGGTCGTTGTCCAGTGAGAAATGCAAAGACAGTTCTGACCGCCAATCGCAGCGAGCGCCAAAAACCAGCTAGCTCACATCTGACGATCCAGCATCGGCTCATCGACACGCTTCAGCTCGACCCACGTAACCCGCGCGAGCACAGCCAGAAGCAAATCGCGCAGATTGCGGAAAGCATTCGCGCCTTCGGCTTCAACGTGCCTGTGCTGATCGACGACGACAACAAGATCATCGCCGGCCACGGGCGCGTCCTCGCTTGTAAGCTGCTGGGCATAGCGGAAATCCCAATCATCTGCCTGAGTCATCTCTCCCCAGCGCAGATCAGAGCGTTCATCATTGCCGACAACAAGCTGACGGAGAACTCGACCTGGAACGAGATTCTACTCGGCGAACAGCTCAAGTCTCTGTCCGAAATCGATCTGAATTTCAGCCTTGAGGCAACGGGCTTCGAGATGGGCGAGATTGACGTTCTGATCGAAGGCCTATCCCAGCCTGGCGATGCTGCGCAGGATCCTGCCGACGTCCTGCCAGACCAGAGTGAAGTCTCGGTGAGCGCGCCGGGCGACTGCTGGCAGCTCGGTAAGCACAGGGTGCTCTGCGGCGACGCTCTCGAGCCCGGAAGCTATGAGCGGCTGATGAACCAGCAACTGGCGGCCGTCGTCTTTACCGACCCACCGTACAACGTACCGATCGACGGGCACGCCTCGGGGCTGGGAAAAAAGCAGCACCGGGATTTCGCGATGGCTTGTGGCGAGATGAACAGGGCCGAGTTCACCGATTTCCTCGGCACCGTGTGCAAGCGCCTGGTGAGAGCCAGTCGCGAAGGTTCGATTCACTTCATCTGCATGGACTGGCGTCACGTCGCAGAACTCCTGGAGGCGGGCAGAACGGAGTACGACGAAGTCAAGAATATCTGCGTCTGGGTGAAGGACAACGCCGGGATGGGTTCGCTTTATCGCAGTCAGCATGAACTGATTCTCGTGTTCAAACGAGGCAAGCAGTCCCACCGCAACAATGTACAGCTGGGGCAATTCGGCCGCTACCGGAGCAACGTCTGGCAGTACCCCGGCGCGAATTCATTCTCACGTACCAGCGCGGAGGGGAACCTGCTCGCCCTCCATCCTACCGTCAAGCCAGTCGCCCTAGTGGCCGACGCCATCATGGACTGCTCGTCGAGAGGCGACATCGTTCTCGATCCTTTCCTGGGCAGCGGCACCACCGTCATCGCCGCGGAGCGCACTGGCCGTATCTGCTACGGCATCGAGCTGGACCCTGCCTATGTCGACACCGCGGTCCGTCGCTGGCAACGCTTCACCGGAATGCGTGCCGTGCATGGAGATTCCCAGCAGAACTTCGACGATCTCGAAAAGGAGGCGGCCGATGCAAGACAGCTCTGACAAATCGCAACGCGGGGATGGCTCCGCAAAGCAGGTTGGCTATGGCAACCCACCCGAGGCTACTCGATTCAGGAAGGGCCAGTCTGGGAACCCGAAAGGGCGGCGAAAGGGCTCACTGAACGTGTCCACGGTTTTCGCGCAGACGCTACGCGAAAAAGTCGTCGTGACTGAAAACGGTCAACGGAAGACGATTACGAAGTTCGAAGCGGCCATCAAGCAGTTCGTGAATAAGGCCGCGTCAGGTGACCTCCGCGCCCTTCACTTGCTCGTGAACTTATCCCGGGAGACAGAGACGCGCGAGGGCCTGTCACAGCCGACTAGCCCAGCTCTCAGCGAATCCGATCAAAAGGTCATGCAGGGAATCATGAAGCGATTCCAGAATGTGACAAATAACCAAGGAGGACAAAATGAAAAACCTAACTAATCATGAGTATTTTACTGTGTTGCGGAACGACCTTTCCACTTTCATCGACGGTAGCTTTCGCGAACTGAACCCTGACGCCCAGTTTCTTGGGAACTGGCACATCGATGCAATTGCCTCCGAACTCGACCGGTGTCTCCGAGGCGAGACTACGCGGCTTATCATCTCTGTGCCGCCCAGGTCGCTCAAGTCCCACTGCGCCTCGGTGGCCTTTCCTGCCTGGCTGCTGGGACACAAGCCCAGTGCCCAGATCATTTGCGCCTCCTACGGGCAAGACCTCGCGGACAGGCTCGCCCTCGACTGCCGCTCGCTGATGAACTCCGACTGGTACCGGAAGGTGTTTGCCACTCGTCTTTCAACTCAGCGCCAGGCCGAGTTCATGACCGAAGCACAAGGCTTCCGGCTGGCAACGTCGGTGGGAGGGGTCCTCACGGGGCGCGGTGGTGACTTCATCATTATTGATGATCCGCTAAAGCCAGAAGAAGCCTTGTCCGAGACGCAGCGCAATGCCGTGAACGAGTGGTACGAGCATACGCTTTACAGCCGCCTCAATGACAAGCGGACCGGCTGCATCATTATTATCATGCAGCGCTTACACGAGGACGACCTGGTCGGGCACCTTCTACGGCAAGGTGGCTGGAAAGTCCTCAAGTTTCCGGCGATAGCGGTCGAAGACGAAACGCACATCATTCAGAATTACTTCGGCACTCGTCCCTTTCACAGATTTCGAGGGGAGGCGCTGCACCCGGAGCGCGAGTCACTAGACGTGCTCGAAAACATCCGCCGCACCCTTGGTGAATACAACTTCGCAGGGCAGTATCAGCAAGAGCCGGCCCCGCTCGGCGGAGGCATGGTCAAACTTTCTTGGTTCAAGACCTACAAGGTCGGCGAGGAACCGGGAAAATTCGACCGGGTCTTCCAAAGCTGGGACACCGCGGTGAAGGCCAACGAATTGAGCAATTACAGCGTCTGCACGACCTGGGGGAAGACGAACCAGAACCTCTACCTTCTGCACGTCCTTCGGCGGCGCATGGAATACCCAGAGCTGAAGCGCGCCGTGCGTGAGCAGGCAACAATATTCCACGCTACGACAATTCTGATCGAAGATAAGAGCTCTGGCGCCCAGCTGATCCAGGAACTCATTCGCGAAGGTCTGCCCGGCGTCACCCGATACGAACCAAACGGCGACAAGATCATGCGGATGCACTCGGTGACCAGCACGATCGAGAATGGCTTTGTATACCTGCCGGACAAGGCCGACTGGCTCGCCGACTACATGCACGAGTTGACAACATTTCCGAAGGGAAAGTTCGATGACCAGTGCGACTCCACCTCTCAAGCGCTCGACTGGCTGAAATCGGGCCCCAATTTTGACCATTTCTTGCAGTTGTGTAAGTCCCTAGCAGAGAAGGAAGAGTCAAAAATGTACGGCGATCAGGTGGAACCGGAGCCTTGTCCCTTCTGTCGGAGCAGAAAAACCTCTCCCGAGGGGTCTGAAGTGCGCTGTCTCGATTGCGGCAAACGCTGGGATCGAACGATACGGAGCCATGCCAAAGTGAAACGTTCGGACATGATGTGATGGTCGAGGGAAGCGCAGATTCTCAAGGACCGATGAAAGTGTGCAAGAGATTGCACCCAGGTCCCGGTCGGGCAGGATGTCCGTCATCCTAAATTTCCGAGCCGGTGGGGGAAGGATTTATTTCGACAGTTTGGTGCTTGCGGTGCTTTTCTTGTCTTGGCTCAGCGTGAAATGGAGAAGCGACGTTCTCCGTTAGTGAGTATTCCGCCCTTCGGGCGGGGATTTTCAAGGCATGGGGTCTTTCGATCCGATGGAGGTTGGGCGCAAGAACGAGTCCTC